AAAACGAGTCCTTGCCCTCCGTAGCCGCTACAACGATGCATTCGAAAGATTGACTGAACTTGGTATGGCGCTGGGCAGGTCAACCAGTATCTTGATTGCAGTGCGCCGGGTCTGCATTGAGGAGCGTGACCCGACACCGAGTGAGCTAGGAGATTTGCGGCTCGGGCTTAACGCCCTCATGAAGCTTCAACAGGAAAAGCGGAGATAGGGCTTGTGTTGGATTCGCAAATCACTTATTGGCGAAATGAGAACGTGAGTTTTTGCGCCCGCCCGAGAAATCGAGGCGGGCTTTTTCATGGAAGCGGCACGCGGGTTATGACGGCGCTGACAAATCCCAGGCATGAGCGGTTCGCGCAGGAGCTAGCTAAGGGCAAGACAGCCTCGGAAGCGTATGTTACCGCCGGCTATAAGGAAAGCAGAGCTAACGCCTCAACGCTAAGACAAAATCAAAACATTTTAGACCGGGTATCTGAACTGTTGAAAGAACACGAGTCCATTCACGCTCAGGCAACCGCTGATGCGGTTAAATCCGTTGGGCTTACTAAGCAATGGGTAATTGAAACCCTCATGGATAACGTGGCCAAGGCCATGCAGGCCAAAGCGGCGACCAACGATGAGGGGCAGCCTATTGGCGAGTATCAATATCAAGGAAATGTAGCGAACAAAGCGCTTGAGCTTCTTGGTAAAGAGCTTGGCATGTTTGTGGATCGCTCCCTAACCGAGAACGTGAACACCAATTATGTTGTCTCAGGCGATCCCGTTGACAACGTCGATGACTGGGAAGCCCAGCACGCTCCGAAGCACTAAACTCGCGTGGTCGCCTCAAGCCGGTCCTCAGACCGCGCTCGTGAAATGCCCGGCCGATGAGATTTTCTATGGCGGGGCGCGTGGAGGCGGCAAGACGGACGGGATGCTTGGAAAGTTCGCCATCAAGGCCTCTCGATATGGAGAGAACTGTGTTGGGGTGTTCTTTCGCCGCACCCGTGAAGATCTGAAAGAGGCGATCGAGCGATCGAAGCAGATATACGGACCGATCGGAGCCAAGTGGAACGAGCAGAAAAAATGGTGGACGTTCCCAAACGGACCACGGCTAAAGTTTGAATACCTCGACAAAGACTCTGACGCTGACAACTATCAAGGCCACAACTACACCGACGTATTTTTTGAGGAATTAACCCACTGGGCTGATCCTGTTCCGGTGAATAAGCTACGGGCGACCCTTCGGTCTTCGGTTGGGATTCCGTGCCAGTTCCACGCCACGGGCAACCCTGGTGGTCCAGGTCATCAATGGGTGAAGGCTAGGTATATCTCCCCTGACCCTGCGGGATGGAAATTACAGTGGGAGGATTTCACAAATCCTTTTACGGGTGAGGTTGTTCGAAAGAACAGGGTATTTATTCCGTCCAGGCTGAGTGACAATCATTATCTCGGCTCGGATTACGTCGCAAATCTCTATCAGTCCGGCTCGAAGGAATTGGTTCGCGCGTGGCTGACCGGCGATTGGGATGTCATTGAAGGCGCGTTCTTCGATAATTGGGATTCCGCGAAACACATTGTGCGACCGTTTGCCATCCCAGAGGAATGGGGCCGCTTCAGATCGGGCGATTGGGGATCGGCTAAGCCATTCTCATTCGGCTGGTGGGGTGTGGTGGGCGATAAGTTTAAGACGCCCGATGGTTTATGGCTTCCGCGCGGCTGCATCGTCCGATACCGCGAGTGGTACGGGATGCAGCCCGGTAAGCCCAACGTTGGACTAAAGATGAACGCCGATGCTGTCGGTGATCATCTCTCCCTTCTGGAGGCGTCCGACCCGAAGTTAACCGGGGGTGTTCTGGACCCTGCTGCGTTTAGCGAGGACGGCGGCCCGTCGATAGCGCAGCGAATCAACGCCGAATTGATCAAGAAAAAGCTCGTTCCATTCAGGCCGGCGGACAACAAGCGTGTTCCTGGACGGGGGGCGATGGGTGGCTGGGATCAAGTACGTGCACGGCTCGACGGCGACGAAGAAGGGCTTCCGATGCTCGTTACGTTTTCAACGTGCATCCACTTAATTAGGACGTTGCCGGCGCTCCAACACGATCCACTTAAATCGGAAGATGTCGATTCTGATATGGAGGACCACGCGCCAGATGAAGTGCGCTACGCCTGCATGTCGCGTCCGTGGGTTCGCAAGATACCTGAAGGCAATAAGCCAAAGAACCAGTCTGGCTACAAGCGCGCGGACACCAACACGACAGAGAGCTTTAAGGCCTATTGATGCAGCCAACCATTCAACCCTCAGAGCCGACGCGAGCCGATACCTCGCCGATGGCTATTGACGACGCGACGCAGTATTTGTCCGTCGATAAGTTGAAGAAGCAGTATTACGATTATCTGGGCGCTAAAACGGCTGAGGTCGAAGAAGCGCGCGAGGCCCGGCATTACTATCACGGCGACCAATGGACGGAAGCTGAAATCGCGGTACTGCAACGCCGCAAGCAACCCGTCGTTACCTCGAACCGGATCGAACGCAAGATCAACGCCGTTGTGGGCATTGTCGAGAAATTGCGGCAAGATCCAAAGGCCTATGCCCGTACGCCACAGCATGAGCAAGGCGCCGACGTAGCAACTGCCGTCATGCGGTATTGCCTCGATACGAACGACTGGAAGAGCAAGTCAACGCGCAATGCCCGCCTGGGTGCGATCGACGGTATAGCCGGCGTCGAGTTTGATCTAGAGACCGGCGATCATGGCGACCCTGATCTGGGCATTCATATCGTCTATGCGGATTCGTTCTTTTATGACCCCCGTTCGTTTGACGAAGGGTTCACCGATGCTCGCTACATGGGCATTGCAAAGTGGATCGACGTTGAACAAGCGAAAGAACTAATCCCGTCCAAAGCATCAGAAATCGATGACCTGATGGAAGAGGGCTCGGATATCACGAGCTCGGCCGATCAGGACAGGGAGCGCGTTTGGGTCAATACCAGCCTGAAGCGGCTGCGCCTGGTGGATCACTGGTATATCCACAAGGGTAAATGGCTCTGGACGCTATACATCGGCAATACTGTCATGATGCAGGGCGAAAGTCCGTTCCATGACGAAAAGGGAAAGACGTTCCCGCGCTTCCTGATGTTCTCCGCCAATGTCGATCATGACGGCGATCGATACGGGTTCATCCGGAACCTTAAATCGGCGCAGGACGAAATCAATATGCGCCGGTCGAAGGCGCTGCACCTGCTCAATAGCCGCCGCGTTATCTCCGAGAAAGGCGCGGTTGACGATATTGAAACAGCCCGCCGGGAATGGGCCAAGCCTGACGGCTGGGTCGAGACCAATCCGGGCCTGAAGATGGAGCCGGACGACGCGGCGAGCAAGGCAGACTTCAGCGGCCAACTGGAAATGCTTCAGGAGGCCAAAACCGAAATTGAAAACTTCGGACCCAACCCGGCGTTGATTGGGCAGGGTCTTGAGGATTCCAGCGGCCGGGCGATTGCATTGCTTCAGCAAGCCGGCATGGCCGAGCTTGGGCCTTATCTCTCGGCTTACAAGAACTGGAAAATCCGGGTCTATCGCTGCATCTGGAACATCATTACCGAACACTGGAAATCCGAGCGCTGGATTCGCGTAACCGATGACCAAAACGTAGCGCAGTTCTTCCAAATTAATAAACTGGACGTGGATCAATACGGCTTGCCGGCGATAACCAATGCTATCGGGTCGATGGACGTTGATTTCATCATCGATGAAGGCGCGGACTCGATCAATATGCAGGCCGACGCTGCGACTACGTTGCAGTCCCTAGGACCGCAGTTCGCTCAACAGTTTCCCGAGATCGCAATTGAACTGAGCCCACTTGAGTCTGTCGTCAAGACCAAGATGCTGAAGAAAATCCAGGCGGCGCAGAACGCTCCGCCAAAGCCAGACCCCAAGGTTTTGGCGATGCAGGCGCAACAGCAGCTGGATCAACAGAAGGCCCGGCAGGACGCTGCTCAGAAGCAGGCTGAGTTCGAGGCCGATCAACAGCGCCAGGCGCAACAGGCAGAGTTTGCCCGTCAGCAGGCACGTGAACAAGCCGCTTTCGATTGGCACCTACAGGAACAGCAGGCGGCAGCCCAGATCGAACGAGATCGCCGATTGGCGATGAACCAAATCGAGATAGACAGGATGAAGGCGGCTGCTGGAATCGAGGCCGCTCGGGAAAAGGGCGAGGTTGACGCGGAGATTGCGCGCACCAAGGCCAAGAGCGAGCCAAAGAAGGAAAGCGCCTGATGGCTACGATTTACGTCAGCCCGGCGACAATCTAGCAGTTATAGGCAACACCTAATTCGCTCCCGCAAGGTTGAGCTTATCCAATCGTTGGCGGCTGACGATATAGCCGCACGACTACCCGCACGCCTGAGCGACAGAGGGCTTACGTGATCGCACGAAACGCGAAAGGGTGAAAAATGTCTATTGAGGCACTTGAAGGAGTGACTGACGAAGATCTGTTCAACGAAGCCAACGCGGACGAACTCCCAGCTGAAGAGCCGGTTGTCGAAGTCCTCGAGCCCGTAGAACAGCCCGAACCACTACGCGATGAAACCGGGCGGTTCACCGCCCCGGAAGAGCCTGTTGCAGCAGATCCCGCGGCAAAAGCGCCCGTGGACGACAACGCACCACAGGTTCCGTCATGGCGGGTTCGGGAAATCAATGAGGAAAAGCGCCGCTTTGCGGAAGAGAACGAACGCATGAAGGCCGAGTTGGCCGAATTGCGGCGCGCTC